GCTGCCGGCCATCGACGAGCACGGCAAGCCCCTCTGGGAGGCGCGCTACGACCTGAAGGCGCTGCTTCAAATCCGCGCTGTCGTCGGGGAGTACAACTGGTGGTCGCAGTACATGCAGCGGCCGCGCCCCAAGGGGGGCTCGGTCTTTGGCGAGCCGCGCCGATACATGGGGCAGGCCATCCGGCAGGGCCGGCAAATCGTCATCGCCGTGGACGCTGCCGGCACGGCTAAGACGAGCGCCGACCACACAGCCATCACCATCTGCTGCTACTGGCGAGCGCCCTGGGAGAGCCCTGAGGGCGTGGTGCTGACCGGCATGCTCTACGGCCAGGTGCTGCGCTGCTACCGCATGCAGCTCGAGACGCCGGACGTCGTGCGCGTGCTGGCGGTGCTGCAGGCGAGCTGGCCGGGCGTGCCCATCGTCATCGAGACCCAGGGCGGGCAGGGGCAGAGCGTCGCGCAAAACCTCCGCCGTCTGAACCCCAAGCTCCGGCTCGTCGAGGTGCCGCGCACCGTCGACAAGTTCTCAGCCGCGCAGGCCGCCGCTGCCGCCTGGGGACAGGGGCGCTTCCAGGTCCCGCTCGACCACGACCCCACCCTGGACTCGGTGGCGTTGCAGAAACTGCTACGCGAACTCGAGTGCTGGGACGAGGGCAAGTGGATTGGCCCCTACCTCAAGGAGCACGAGCGCTTCACCGGCATCGACGGCGCCGAGGACGACCAGGTGGACTCGACCGTGCACAACTGGGACTTCGCCGACAAGCAGCCGGCGAGCAAGCCCAAGGTGCCGGCTAGAGGCGGGAGGAAGGCCGCGGCCACCGGCGGGTACTGACCGGTGCAGCGCCGGTGCAGCGCCGGTGCTCGGTCGTCAGCCGGTGGGTCATCGCCGCTGCGCGCCGACATACCGAGCCCGTGAACCTCGCCCGTTTCACCATCCAAGGTAGCCCGAGCTCGGCGCGTGGCTACGACACGGTGAGCGGCGCGTCGCTCGTGCTCCAGCTCGAGGCGCTCACCGGCGTGGTGCGGCGGGTGACCTACGAGGTGTACAGCGCCAGCGACGACAAGTCGCCGAGGGCCAGCAAAGGGGCCGCGCTGCTCACGCTGGTCGGCTCGAGCACGGGGCAGAAGGTGGACGCGGCGACGCCGGCGACGGCGGTCACGCTCAACGTCCCGGCGACGGGCGCGGCCTCGTGGGTGGTGCGCTGCCTGGTCAACGGAGGCCTCGACCGGAACGACCGGCCCAGCGCGGACTTCGTGTTCGAGCGCTTGGTCTGCGTCCGGAGCGCCCTCGGCCGCCGCAAGATTATCGCCACCGAGGGTACGCAGTACTCGGCAGGCGGCTGGGCCGACAACCAGAACGACGACGTGGACGTGGTGCCTCCGGGCGGTGGCGACGTGCTCGGCCCGGCCTCGGCCGTGGTCGACCGCGTGCCAGTGTTTCAGAGCGCGAGCGGCAAGGAGCTGAAGGACGGCGGCATCGCGGTGCGCGACCTGTTCGCCTACTTCAACGTGAAGCTTTCCGCGTTCGGCGCCTCGCCGGCGGCGCTCGCGGCCGCTAACCGGGTGGCGCTCCAAGCTGCGCTCGCGGCCGCAAACACCGCGGGCGCGGGCCTCGTGTACGTGCCCGACGGGCTCGGCGCCGCGTACCTCGTGAACGAGTCCGCGATCGATGACGTGTGCCTCTCGCTAACCGGGCTGGCCAACGTCACGCTTCGCGGGGCAGGGCGGGGAAAGACCATCATCCGCGCGGCGAACGGCGCGAACGCCAACCTGTTCAACATCGACGGCGCGACCGAGATCGAGATCAGCGACCTCACCCTCGACGGCAACAGCCAGCTCGTGAACCCGGGCTCGGGCAACACCTCGTCCGTCCACGGTCTCCGTACGGGGACTGGCGGCTGCGACGGCCTGCGCATCCACCGCGTCGAGATCAAGAACTGCTACGGCTACGGCCTGGGGCTGCAGGGCGGCGACAAGAAGCGCGTGGACCTCTCCCACCTGTACATCCACCACACCGGCGCCGACTGCATCGACATGAAAAACGTCGGCAACGGCAATGGCTCGATGTCCCTGGCGCACCTCGACCTGCGCCATTGGGGCCTCGACACGACGCTGACCGAGCAAGCCGGCTTGGACATCCGGGGACCGTGCGAAGTGACGAACGTCTGGACCAGCGACGGGCCGCCCGACGGGCACTACATCCGCTTCCGCGAGGGTGTGATGGGCGACCCCGGCGTCGGCTTCGGCGGGCACCGGGCGCACCTCAGCAACTTCAACTGCCGCGGCAACGACGGCGCCACCTCGCTGGGCGTCTATATCGCGGCCGACCACGTCACGGTCGAGGGCGGCTACGTGAAGGACATGCTCCTCGGCGTGACCGTCTACGGTAAGCGCAACAAGGTGATCGGGGTGGACGTCGAGGACACCGGCGACGAGGCCTTCCTCGTCGACAGCGAGGCGGACCTCACGCGGCTGACGGACTGCAACGCCTTCACCGCGGTGGGTTCCGGCTTCCGCATCCGCGGGCCCCGCACGAAGGTCACCGACTGCACGGCGGAGGCCTGCGCCGTGGCCGGGCTTACCACTGAGCCGACGGCCGTGTTCTGCGAGGTGAAGGGCTTCGACGCGACGGGCACCGGGTCCGCGGGCCTCTCGAGCGGCATCGACATGAACGCGCCGGACGCGGTCGTGCAGGGCGGCTCGCTCACCGCCTGCTCGCGCGGCGTCATCCTCAACGGCCTGCGAAACAAGGTCGTGGGCACCACCAGCTACGGCAACGCCGACGGCTTCCTCATCGCCGCGGGTGCCGACGACGCCTCTCTCCTCGGCGTCACGGCACGCGACAACACCGACGACGGAATCCAGATCCGCGGCGACCGCGCGTTCATCGGCGGCGGCAGCGTCGTCACCGGCAACACCCAGAACGGCATCGAGATCGAAGGCTCCGCCGATGGCACGCGCATCGCGGAGACGCGAATCTCCGGCAATGGCTCGCCCTTCAGTGACGGCGGCACGAACACGAAGATCGGCGCCGCGGCCATCGAGAACGACGGAATCGGTGGCTTGGTCGGCTCGCTCTCGAGCGTGGACGTGGCGAGCGCCGGCACCACGGCCAACATCGACGTCCCGCTGCTGCCGTCCACCCGGTACCTGTTCCGCGTGAAGGTCCTGGCCGAGGATGCCTCCGGCGACCGAGGTACGAAGATCGTGCACGTCGAGACCCAGCGCTCCGGAAGCGGCGCCGCGAGCACGCCCGTGCAGTCCAGCTTGTTCACCTCGGGCGACTCCGTGAACCTGACCGTTAACGCCTCGATTAGCGGCAACAACCTGCGCCTCAGCGTCACGAACACGCTCGGCGCCGACGCCCATCTCACCGTCCGGGTGACCGAGCTCGAGCGCGACCCGACCGTCGAAGACTCCTGACGCGGGGCCAGGTCGCGCCTGGGCTGACATCGTCCAGCGTGGACGCGACCCAGCTGGCTCATTCCCTTGGCGTGGCAACCGGCAGGCGAGAGCTTGCCGAGCGCCTCTTGGGCGAGCTGCGCCGCGCTGCAGCGACGTGGCGGGCGGCGGAAGCGAAGGCAGGCGGCCCGCTGGGCGCCGTTCGCTCGGCCTTCCTTTGGGCGCTGACTGAGCGGTGGTGTTCACGCGTCGAGGTGCTTGCGGCCCAGGTCGAGAGCGAGCTCGCGCAGCTGCGCACGGCGGAGCTCGGGGCGCGAGCGCAGTACGAGCAGGCGGCGCGAGCTGCGCAGGTCGCGCCGCCGCCGGCGCCCGAGCCGCGTCGGTGGTGGAGGCGCGGCTCGTGAAGCTGGCGCCGTTGCACACCCGGCAGGGCATCCTCCAGCGAGCCTCGCTCGAGGAACGCCAGCGCATCGCCGCCATCGAGCGCGCTGCCCGCCAGGGCATCCGCCTCCGCTTCGACGCTGCGGGCAATCAGTTCGTCGCCCGGCAAAACCTGCAGGAATCGATGTTCGGCGGGGAGCTCCCCCTCACCGAGCAAAACCGCCGGTACTACGGCCGCTCCCTCACCCCCGAGTTCATCGAGCAAGCCGTCCGCTCGGCGGAGCTCGGTTACATGCGGGACCTCACGGACCTGCAGTACGAGACGCTGGCCATCGACCCGCATTTCACGTCGGCGGTTGGCAAGCGGGTGCGAGCCCTCGCCAGCATCAAGCCCAACGTGATCGCGGCCTCCGGGGACGGCATCGACCCAAGCAAGGCCAAGCTCTACGCCGACGTCGTCCGCCAGCAGCTCGCCTGGATCCCGAATTGGCGCCAGCAGGTGCGCAGGCTCAACTGGGCGCAGTGCCACGGGCGCGCCGCGCTCGAGAAGGTCTGGCGCGAGAACCCCGCCGGCAGCACGGTCAAGTGGCGCATCGACAGCCTGAACTGGATTCATCCGCGGCGGCTGAGCTTCGGCCCCGAGCGCGAGCTGCGCGTGCGTGACGACAGCTTCGCCGGCGGCGCCTTCGAGCGGCGCGGGCTCGAGCTGCGGCAGATCCCGTTCAAGTTCATCAGCTTCACGCCGCAGCAGTTCAACGACTACCCAGAGCGCGAGGGCTTCGGTCCGCGCGGCATGTACTTCAGCTTCTTCAAGCGCTTCTCGTGGCGAGAGCGCCTGATTCTGCTGGAGGTATTCGGCAAGCCCTGGCGCATCGTCTACGCCGACGACGCGCAAGTCCAGGTCGATACGCTCGATGACGCCGCCGTCTCCGCGGACGCCCTCGGCGCCAACGCCACCGGCGTGATGCCGCCCGGCGTCAAGCTGCAGCTCGAGACTCCCGACCACAACTCCGGCACCATCCACAAGGAAGTCGCGGCGGAGTGCAACGACGAGATCAGTAAGCTCGTCTCCGGCACGACGCGCACGAACGACGCGAAGCCGGGCGCGCTCGGCTCCGCCGGCGACGAGGTCGGGCAGGACGAGCAGTCCAGCGTGTACGCGGCGGACGGCTGGGACATCTCAGACCTGCTCACGGAGCAGCTCGGCGCGGACATCATCGTCCTGAACTTCGGCGCGGAGGCGCTCGATCACGCGCCCCGCATCGAGCTCAAGTACGAAGTGACGCCGACGCGTGGGCAGGAGATCGAGCGCACCGCGAAGGTGTTCGGCCTGGGCATCCCGCTCAAGCGTTCGGAGGTGTACGAGCGCGTGGGCTTTGCCGAGCCGCAACCCGAGGACCTCGTGGTGCAGCAGGCGCCGCAGCCCGCGGGCGGCTTCGGGTCGCCCGGCGGCGGCGGTGGTGGTGGATTCGGACAGCAGAGCGGGGCCGGCGGCGCGTCGCCCCTTGGCGATGACGGCCAAGGCCTGCCTGACCAAGACACGTTCACCGACCGGGACCCCCTGCAGCTCGTTCGCGCCGCGCACGTGCTGAAGCTGCTCACGACCATCGGCGGGCGATGAACGCGGAGGAGGCGCGCGCGGAGCTCCTCGAGCTCGAGCGGTTCTACGCCTCGCTCAACGCTCAGGACTTGCTCGGCGAGCACGTCTGCTGCGCCGAACAACCCGACAGCCCGAACGGTTCTCCGGAGGCGCTCGTCGAGGACGGCGTGGCTGCGGCAGCTCGGATCACGGCCGCCTGGGGAGAGGCCGTCCTCGAGGCCATCGGCGACAGCGAAACGGAGTTCGAAGTCCGAAGCGCGCTCGAGCGGGCACGCATCGACGTAGGCGCGTTCGCGAAGGAGATCGAGCAGACCATTCTGCGGGGCTTGATGCTCGGTGCGCTCGACTCGCAGTGGGAGCGCGAGCACGACGTGGAGCTGGCGCCGGCAACGTTCGCGGTGCGGCGCCGGCCGGGCCTGGTGCACCTCCCGGGCGAGACCGCGATCGCGCAGTTCGAGCAGCGCAAGGTCGTGCCGCCGGCGGCGTTTCGCGCGATGCAGGAGGGGGCGCGGAAGCAGGCCTTCACCGTCGCCGGCATGGCGAAGGAAGAGCTGCTGAACGCCACGAAGGCAGAGCTTGTCCGCCAGCTGCGCGACGGGCAGGGCAGGCGGCCCGGTACGCCCGGAAGCACACCGAAGGGCGCCAACCTCCGAGACTTCCGCAAGTTCGCCAAGGAGCGCCTGAAGACGGCGGGCTGGACGCCAGACAACCCGAGCCACGTCGAGACCATCTTCCGCACGAACAGCATGAGCGCCGTGGCGAGCGGGCGGCGCGCCGAGATGAGCCAACCCGCCGTGCTGGCCGCGCTGCCGTACTGGCAGATCCGAGGCGTCACCGACGCGCGCCAGCGCGAGACGCACAAGCGCGCGCACGGCATCGTGCTCCCGGCGAATCACCCGTTCTGGAAGCTGGCCTACCCGCCTTTCGGCTTCAACTGCCGCTGCCGCGTCATCGCGCGCACGCTGGCGTGGCTCAAGCGCATGGGCATCGAGGTGGGCCCGGTCCCCAAGGGCTTGCCCGACCCTGGGTTCGAGTCGGGCACGAGCCAGCTCATCAGCGTCCCGCCCGCCGCGCTCGCCCCCCCGCCGACGCCTCAACGTCCGCCGGTACCGGTGCGGCAGCCACCAGCGCGGCCGCTCCCGCCGCCCGCAATCGAGCTACCCACGCCCTCCACGGCGCCCCCTGCGCCGCCCATTCGGCTGCCCCCATTGCCGCTGCCGCCCGCCGCTGCGCCGGCCACTCACGCCCAATTCACCGCCGCTGCCATCGAGCTGGAAGCGAGCGAGCTGAAGCACCTGCACGCGGTGAGCACGAAGGGCTTCGGCCGCGCGCTCTCGCCCGAGGAGTACCAAGCCCTCGTGTCGCCCGCGACGTTCGACGACGGGCACCGGCTAGACGACTTCCGCATCAGCGCGACGTCCAACGCCATCGACCTCAAGGCGCGCATCGTCGACCGTGAGGGGAAGTACGTCGCCACCGTTCAGCGCGACTACAAGCTCGAGAAGAACGGCGACATGGTGGTGCACCACGGCTACCTGCGGGTGGCGAAGGAGCACCAAGGCTCGGGCATCGGCAGCCGGATCCTCGTCAACCAGCTCGAGCAGTACGAGAAGCTGGGCGTCAAAAAGATCAAGCTCGAGGCCGCGTGGGACGGCCAATACGTCTGGGCGCGCGCTGGCTTCGACACGAACCCAACCCAGCTCAAGAACCTCAAGGGCCAGTTCAAAAAGGCGTTCCCGCACATCCCCGCCGAGGCGGTGGACGCGCTGCCTCGGGTGCGCGACCTGGCGATGCTCGAGGTGGACGGCGAGCAGGTCGGCAAGGCCTTCCTGCGAGCGCGAGGGAACGGGGACGGCGGGCTCATCCCGATGTCTGCCGACGTCGCCCCGGGGGATCCGAAGTACGAGGAAATCAAGGCGTACTTCAAGAAGAGCGCGGCGAAGCGGGACCGGGTTGCCGACCACTTCGCGAAGGCCGCCGCGGAGGCCGAGGCGCAGCGCAAGCTCGAGGCTGCGCGCGCTGCGATGCAGCAGGCCGCAACGGCCGAGCGCCGCGCGGCGCTGCCCGGACGCTTCAACGCCGCGCTCGAGCGGACGGCAAGCGGGCAGCTCGCCAACGGCGCCGAGGCGCGCCTTGCGCTCCGCGACCTGGTGCGGGAGACGGTGCCGCAGGCGCGCGACGCGGTGCTCGGCGACATGACCGTCTCGGGCGAGGACGTGGCGGTGCACGGCTTCGAGGCGATGTTCGAGCCAGGCACGGCCAAGGTCACCTACTCGCCCGACGTCGTCGACCGCGCGCGGCGCGCCATGCAACGCATCTCCGCCGGGCCCATCAAGAGCCTCACACCCGAGATCCGGAAGGAGCTCGACGGCCTGCGCATCATGGTGCACGAGGAGGTGCACAGCCTCTCCGGCAGCAACCTCCACGACCTCACCCCGCACAGCGTGGTGGTCGAGGAGATCGGGACCGAGCTCACGGCGCGACGAGTGATGCGCCAGCTGGTGCCCAAGCTGAAGCTCTCGGACGCAGGCATGGCCTACTCCGGCGAGATCAACGCCATCCGGTACCGGCTCCAAAAGCTCAAGGGCATCGGCTCGGAGGAAGCGCTGGAGCTGATGGCGAAAGCGCACGAAAGAGCGGCGCTTCTTCGCTCGAGCGGTAGCGGGGCGGAGGGTGTGTCGGAGTGGGTGCGGGAGCTCGGCTTGACGGCCGAGCAGAAGGAAGAAATGCTTAAGGAGTTGGCAAAGGTTCAGGCGCGAATGCTGGGGGCCGGATGACGGCCGCCCTGCTCCCGAAGGGCGCGCCTCCACGCGACGACGTGGAGGCCGCTGCGCGGCAGCTCGCCGAGTACCAGCGCACCGGAGGCCTCACGCCCGACGGCGTGCGCCTGTTCTTCCGCCTGGTCGCCAAGCCCACCGAGGTGATGACCCGCGCGAACGAGCTCATCCGCACGAAGGCCGGCAAGGAGAACGACGCCGCGGTGGACGACGCGCTGACGCGTGAAGACCGCGACGAGGTCGTCACCATCGTGGACGGCAAGCTCGTGCGGCGCCGCGCGGGGCAGCCCGACGAGCTCGTCGGCGGCTAGGGTCAGGGCGACCACGTGCGGGCCAAGCTGCCCGCGTGGCTCGCAAGAATGACACCAAGCTCCATCTCCGCGCCTTCGGCGTACCCGTAAAGCTCAGCGCGGAGCAGGTCGCGAACGACGGCGCCGTCTGGATTCAGGTCGCCCGCGAGGGCAAGTGGGAGGGCCATCCGAGCGGCCGCGTCGTCGAATTCACGCGGAAGTCGTTCGAGCAAATCATCGCGAACTTCCACGCGAACCCCTGGTACAGCCCAGGGCCCGACGGCGTCGGCACGCAGCGCGTTGTGCCGTACGACTACGAACACGCGAGCGAGATGGCGCCGACCGAGGGCACGCTGCCTTCGACCGGCGCTCCGGCTCCAGCGTGGGCGACGGAGCTGCAGCTGCGCGAGGGCGAGGCGGGCGCCGAGCTCTGGGCGCTCACGCTGCTGAGCGACCAGGCGCGAGAGCAGATTCGCGCGGGCGGCTACCTGTCGACCAGCGTAGCCGTGTGGCCGAGCGCGAAAGACGCCGCGACGGGCAAGCCAATCGGCGCGCTGCTCACCAGCATCGCGTTCACGAATCACCCTTTCATCAAGGGCATGGCGCCGATCGCCGCCAGCGTGAGTGTCTACGGCAAAGCCGACAGCGCCGAGGAAGCGCTCGTGGGCCTGCGCGATCTGCTCGGCTTGCCGGGAGACGCCGCCGCGGCGGAGGTCGCCGTGGAGCTCGAGACGCTGCGGAACGCAGTCGCAAACGGCATGACGTCGGCCGCGTTCCCCGATGGCTTTGGTTACCTCGTGGACTCGGTGCGCCGCCTGCTCGGTCTGCGCGTGCTCGCGAGCACGGACGAAATTCTCACGACGGCGGGTCAGCTCGTCGTGGGCGTTGCAGACCCGAGCACTTCGCCGCCAACGGCCCCCGAGGACAACACCATGACCGCACCCGCTGCCCCCGCTCCCGCTCTCGCGACCGCCCTGCTCGGCAAGCTTGCCGACCTGTTCAACTGCCGCGACTCCGAGCCGGTGCTGCTCGCTGCGGCCGAGAAGGCCAAGGTCAAGGGCGACACCCTCGACCAGCTGCTCGGGCTCTTCGAGTCCGACGACATGACCGCGCTGCTCGGCGACGCGGCCAAGACCATCGAGAAGGCCAAGAAGGCCGACGAGTACCTGGCGGGTCTGACCGCCGTGCGAGAGCGCCTCGGCGCCGCGGACAAGAAAGAGGCCGAGGTCGAGGTCGAGCAGATCGCCGCGTCGATGGGCCTCAGCGGTGACAACCTGGCGCGCTTCAAGCCGCTGCTGCTCAGCGCGCGCGTGGCGTGCAACGTGGACGACCCCAAGGAGCGTGAGACCAAGCTCGCGGCCTTTTACCAGCAGTACCCGCTGCCCAAGGTGGACGCCTCCAAGGCGCTGCTCACGCAGACCGTGGTTGCCGGCCCCAACGGCGTCCAGTTGCTCGGTGGCGCCCCGCTGCCGGTGACGCCTCCGCCTGCTGCTCCGGGTACGCCGCCCGCGCAGCCGGCGCACGTTCAGCTCTTCAGCGCCTACCCCGGTCGCAACGAGATCGAGAAGGCGTGCGCCTACCACAAGGACAAGACGCCCGGCTTCAAGGACCTGCCGTTCCAGACGCAGGTCCGTGCCGCGAGCGGCTTCGTTCGCACGGGCCAGCTGGCGCTCTGAGCGCTGCGCCCACACCCCACCGCTCCCCATTTTGAACTGACAGCGACTCGAGGAAAACCATGGGCGAAATTACCCAACCCAGCTACTTCCGTCTCGGCAAGAACGTCAACGCGGCCATCGGCAAAGGCCTCGGCGTCATCACCGGCGTGGGCGTCGGCGAGGTCGTTCTGCCGGCCGCCGTCACCAGCATTCCGTACGCGGTGACCACCGAGGACCTGCCGCAGAACGGTCATCGTTCGCTGCAGACCGAAGGCAAGGTCACGGCCAAGGGCAGCGCTGCGATCGCGCTTCACGCGCTCGTCCAGTGCGGGACCGATGGGCGCTTCGCCACCGCCGCGACGAACAGCACGATCTGGGGCCGCGCGATGACCGCGTGCGCCGGCGCCGACGGCTTCTTCGAACTCGAGCTCTGGAAGGGCCGCTTCATCGCGCCGTGAGGCGCTTCGCTCTCTCGCTCGTCACCCTCTGAAGGAACGCACCTCATCATGAACGCAGCCCTCCGCCAGCCCAGTTTCAACGGGCTTCCGCTCGCTCTCGACACGCTCTCCAGCCAGAACGGCGCGCCTCCCGGGCAGCGGTTCTTCACCTTGACCGAGGACGTGCCCGGCATCGGCACCGCGGGGACGCGCGTGCTCATGGCCGTGACGCCTGCCGAGGTCGGCGACCAGGCGCGCGAGCTCGATACCTACCTCGGCGGCTACAGCCCCTTCGCGTACTGCGCGGACCTCTTCTCGCCGGTGGTGCTGGTCGACAAGGAAAAGGGCAACCGCCGGGACTTCGCGCTCGAGAACATGTTCGAGTACGTGCCCACCGAGGTGGGCCGGCAGGGCGCCATCAACGAGATCGCGCACGCCAGCGCGACCGCGACCTACCAGACCTTCGAACACGGTCTGGCGACGTTCATCCCGTGGGGCGCGCAGAACGAGGCGGTCGACGCCTACGACGTGCGCGCGGCCAGCGGCGAGATGGTCATGAACAAGCTGTACCTCTCGCGCGAAATTCGCGTGTTCGGAGCGCTCACGACCCTCAATAACTGGAACGCCAACAACCGCACGTCGCTGACCACGAACTTCAAGTGGGACAACGGCTCGACCAAGGACCCGCGCGCGGACATCCACGCCCGCATCCTGGCGTCGGCGCAGCCCATCACGGACATCGGTATGAACCCCGATGTTGCGTACTGGTTCCTGTCCGACAACAACGTGCGTGCGTACATCCGCACCACCATGGGCGACGACGGCCCGAAGCCGGAGATCGCGCAGGCGGCGGACGTGCAGGGCTACCAGCAGCTGAACATCGTCGGCATGCCGAGGATTCACATCTGCCCGGCTCGCCGCATCCCGGCGGCTGGTGGCGCGCTGCAGTACATCCTCGGCGACGACGTCGTCCTGGTGTCCAACCCGGCGCCGGGTCTGCCGCGCGACGGCAAGCGTACGGCCACCAGCTGGACGTTCCGCGCCAAGGGCCGCAGCGGCACCGGCGTCGTGACGAACGAGTACATCCCGCAGGGCCGCGGCATCAACGGCGGCACCATGTTCGAAGCCGGCTTCGGCGAGACCACGTTCTTCGGGACGAACATCGCCGGCGGCCTCATCAAGGACGTGCTCAGCACCTAATAGGTGCTCGGCAGAAAGACGCACATGGCGACGAAGAAGAGCCAAGCTCCGGGCGGCACCGAGGTTATCTCGGGCGCCGCGGCGGAGCAGGGAGACGGCGCGCAGGCAGGTGGCGAGGGAGCCTCGGCGAGCGGCAACCCGCCGCCCACCGAGGAGGCGCTCATCCAACAGCAGGCGCAGGCCAAGCTCGAGCAGAAGACGGGCGAGCTCGCGGTGAAGCTCTCGCAGGCGGAGGCTCGCGCCAACGGCCTGCAGGGCGAGCTCGACCGCGAGCGCGTCGCTCGCAAGTCGCTCGAGCAGCAGGTCGCGGAGCTGACGGCCGCGCTCGCTGTTGCTACCACCGCGGCCAAGAATGCTGGCACGGCCATCGCCGGCCTGCCCGAGAACGCGCGCCAGCTGAACGAGTGCGTGACCATCGCCTCGGGCGTGGCAGGGGTTGGCAAGGGCGGCCGCCTCCACGCGAAGGCCGGCGACGTGCTGCTCGTCACCAAGTCTGACGACGAGGTGGCCGAGCTTCAGCAGGAGCTCGGGCTGCAGGCGGTCGTGTACCGCGTCTCGAAGGAGACGCTGGCAGACCTCGAGCAGAGCGGCTTTCTCCACTCCTGAGGTGACCGGTGCCCGCACCGGCGCTCATCACGCAGATCGACCTCGAAGAGCGGTACCCACCGCAATTCGTGTCGCAGGTGTTCGCGGACGACGGTGGGCTCGAGCCTGGTGCTCGGCTCGCCGTCGCTTGCGTTGTGGCGACGCGTCAGGCGGAGGCCGTGCTGATGAAGGCGTGGCCCGACCCGGCGCAGCGCACTCTCCTCGTGGCCGAGGACGACGCGGTCAAAAGCGCGCTTTGTGACCTCGCCATGTACGAGGGGATGAAGGGCAAACCGCAGTGGTCGGGGCAGGGTGGGCCCTACGCGATGCTGCGCGGCGACGCACTGAAGATGCTCGAGCTGCTCGCGCAGGGGAAGCTTCGCTCCGCCGCCGAGCCCAAGGCAGGCGGCAACCCGAACGTGCGCGGCCGCGTGAGCAGCGCCGACTCCCCGCAGTTCATGTTCGCGCCGAGCACCAGGCGGCCGCGACCCGGAGGCTACTGATGAAGCAAGCGATCACCGAGAACCACGTCACGGACGAAAACGGCAACCCGACTGGCGGCACGACCACGGGCGTGGGCATCAGCATCAGCTGGCAGAACGGTCCCCTTGGTCGAGGAGACGACCGGCAGGCAGCGAACGGCGCTTTCACCGAGGGCGTGATCCAGTCGGCCATAGGTCGACTCGAGTTCTATCAGGCGTCCAAGTTCGCTAGCTCCTACAACGCGGAAGCACTCACGCACTTGAGGCTAGCGCTCGAAGCGCTGGAGCGGCGCACGACAGACCGAGAGAAGCGGGCCGTCGAGGGCACGCACCAGGTCTAAGTGTCGCTCTTCGAGATCAAGGTCGAGCACAACCTCTCGACCGTGCTCCGGCCCCTGCAGGCTAAGGCGCAGGCGCTCCCGGGAATGCTCCCCGTCATCGCCGAGCTGCTCGTCGCGGGGGTCTCGGACGTGTTCGAGGCGGAGGGCCCGGGCTGGCAACCGCTCGCCGAGTCGACCCTGAGGCAGCGCCGCAAGGCCGGCGTGGGGGCGAAAATTCTTCAGAATACCGGGGAGATGGCGGGAAGTGTCTCGCCCGCGTGGGGCGACACCTTTGCAGAGGCCATGTCGCTGGTTAGCTATGACGTCTACCACGTGAGCCCCGAGCCCCGCCAAAAGGTCCCCTTGCGCGACTTCTACGACCTCGGCCCGTTCGAGAGTCCAATCCTCGACGAGGCGGCGGAGCTCATCCTGTCGCAGATGGGATGACGGCGCGGCACCAGCCAAGGCGGGTCGTCTACGTCGACCGGGAGGGCCGCCACCTGCAGGCGCGCACGCTCGGCGACCCCGGCCCAGACGGGCGGACGCTGCTGCTCGTGGGCAACGGGCGCGGCGGCATGAGCGAGGTCGAGGCGCTGGAGTCGGGGGCCAAAGCCGCCGGCACCTGGCACCATCCCGACCAGCCCTCATGAGTGACAGCATCGCGAACGGTCGGGCAATTCAGGCGGCGCTCGCGCCGCTCATGGGCACCGTCTCCGCCGGTCAGCTGCTCGTGAAGTCGGACGGACCGACGGGCGTCCTGCCCTTCGGGGCGTGCGCCGTGCCGATCGTGCGGGGCGGTCTGCTTGAGGAGGCGACGGTGTTCGTCTCCAAGAACGAGGCCAACGAGCGAGGGGAATGGCCGGTCACGCAAGCGGGGACGCTGGTCCCGGTGGAGTCCCTGCAGGGTGGAAAGGTGGGCAACACCAAGCCCGGCACCGAATACCGCTGGTCGCTCCCGGTGCAGGGGATCGAGCTCAAGAGCGTGAGCCCGGCGGGTCTGAGCGGTGGCGTAGCGAGCCCTGCCGTCGGCGCCATCAAGCAGCTCGTGACCTACAAGCGCTTCGAGCAGGGCACGTTCGAGCAGTTTCTGCGGGCGCAAATGTCGCAGTTCCCGGGCGTTTGCCTCTGCTGGGAGAGCACGGGGCCGCTCGATGGGCCGATGGCCGCGCAGGGCGTCTCGCGGCTCGCGCGCACGGGCCGAGGGAAGTTCCTCTACCGGCACACCTGGTCGCTCTTCCTCGTGACGGCTCGGCTCGACACGCAGGCGCAGCGGCAGATGGAGGGCGACGTGCTGCGCACCGACGTCGTCGAGACGCTCTTCGACACGATGAGTGCTCGCGGCCTGCGCCTCGCGAACGAGCCCGGCGCCGAAGTGCTGGACGCGCGGGTGTTCGGTGTCACGCCGACCAGCTACATCGACCTCGTGCGCATCGGCTGCACCGTTACGCTGCAGCACCGCCGGCAGACGACGGAATACAACGACTGGCTGCGGACGCGCATGGTCAACCTGACCGAGACCAACGGCGAGGGTCCGGCCATTGCTCCGCCGATTGCGCTCCCTGACGCGAGCGATCCGATGCCCCCGAACGGGTCACCTCCGTAGCCAGCCCTTAGACCACTCGGGCCAATGCCCGAGGACGCCGCCGCACCGCTGTTCGTTCGCTTCGTGTCGTCCGTCGAGGGGCGGCTCGTGTCGCGCTGGGACGCCAACGGCAGCAGCTTCGGCGCTCGCGTCGCGACGGCCGTGGAGCGCGCCGACGGCGCCGAGGCCATCGTCTGGGACACCGAGTGCGTTGTGCCGCTCACGGCGGCTTTCTGCGCGCGCTACGACCGCGAGCTCGGGAACGCTCTGAAGCACGGCGACCTGGTCGAGCGCACCCGCGAGGAGTGGGAAGCCTGGCTCAAGGCTGAGGAAGCCCGCGAAGCCGCGCGAGTTGCGCCTCCGCCGAGCCCGCCGCCCGCAACCGACGAACCGCCGCCCGCTGAGGCGCCGGCACCCGAAGTCACGCCCGCCGCCGAGGCGGAGCCCAAGCCCGACAGGAAGAAGAAGCAGTAATGGTCGCTCCGCTAGCCGTAGATCCGAGCAACCCGAGGCCCGGCCTCGCGCTCTCCGTTGCGCTGCTGCGCGGCGCCTCGAGCCCCGGCTCCCCCGGGCTCCGCGCGGTCATCATCTCCCCGCCGGCAACGTCGGGCGGTGACCTTGCCCTCGGCGAGGCTCGGACCGTCTACTCCAAGGAGGACGTGGAGGTGGCGTCGGGGCGCTCGCTCGCCTACTTCGCCTACCAGGCGTTTATCGCGAACCACCCGTCGGCGACGGTGGATCTGATGCTCTGCGCCGAGTCGGCGGGCGCTGCCGCGAGCGGCACGTTGACGTTCGCCGGCACGCCGACCAGCAACTGTTCGTGGCGCGTTTGGATCATGGGCTGGTCCGTGGACCTGTTCTGGAACGTCGGAGAGACGACCACGCAGGCTCGTGACAACAACTTCCCTCGCGTCAACGCGAAGGCCACGGACATCTTCGCCATCGCCAGCGCGGGCGCGGCTGGCGTCATCGCGCTCACGGCGCGCGGCAAGGGCCCGGCCGGCAACGACGTGCGCCTCCGCGTGAAGCAGCTCACTGGGACGGGCGGCACGCTGGTAGCGAGCGGCGCGACTCTCACCGGTGGCACCACCGAGGTGGACATGACCTCGGCTCTGGCTGCGCTCTCGCGCGAGTACGACTTCATCGTCCCGTGCCTGAGCAACGTGGACTCGCAGTCGGCGGGCGGCTCGAACAACCCGGCCCGCGTGGCGACGCACATCGACGCCAACGTGACGGGCTTTAACAGCCGCCTCCAGCAGGCGGTGTACGGCTCGACGGGCAGCATCGCCGCGGCCAAGACCGGCGCGATCGCTCGGAACCACACCAACCTCGAGCACATTCTCAGCGTCAACGACGAGTCGCTCCCGTGCGAGCTCGCGGCTGCCGAGGCCGGCGACCGCATGCGGCGCCGAGCTCGGGAGAGCAACGCCAACCGCGTGCTGCAGCCGCTCGTGCGCGTGCGCGGCTCGGCCGACCCCAACGGCGACCAGCCCTCCGACCCCGAGGTTATCGACGCGCTCAACAACGGCGTGTCCATCGTGGGCTACTCGGCGAGCGGCGCACCCATCATCCTCCGCTCGGTCACCACGCACTCGGTCGACACGCTCGGCAACCAGGACCGTCGGGTGTTCGACGTGAACGAGGTCGACGCGCTGTACGACTACAGCAAGGACCTCCGGGCCGCGCTCCCGCAGGAGTTCATGAGCCCGGACGGGCAGGTGAAGATCGCGAAGAACCGGCAGGAGGGCGACGAACCCAACCCCGCCGGCGTCATCGAAGAGCGCGACGCCAAGGCGTTCGTGATTCGCCGCACCCTCAACTTCTGGGTGCCGAAGGGCGTCATCGACGGCGTGAAGTTCCAGAGCACTGTCGACGACGGCACCCTCATCTGCGAGGTCGACGGCGCCGACGAGAACCAGCTGGACATCTTCATCCCAGCCAAGGCGTTCAAGATTCTCGCGAAGATTTCTCTCGTCGTAGCGAAGGTGGGCTGAAGCCATGGCCGACAATTCTGACTTTCTCGACTACCCCAAAGGCCAGGTGGCCTTCGGCGCCGGCGACCTGGTGGACGCCGCGGACATCACGTTCTCCTTCGAGGACGGTGAGAAGGTGCTCGCCACGCTGCGCATGAACCCTGCGGGCTCGACCCACGGTATGCGCTCGTGCACCAGTACCTTCAAGTCGCTGATCTCGAACGAGGGTTTCGAGCGCGACTACATGACCTACTACCGGAAGCGGAAGGTCGTGAACATCCGTCTCAAGGTGCCGGGCTTGGTCTTCACCTGCACCGGTCGCCTCACCAAGCCGCAGATCGTCGCCAACGTCGACAACGCGGTGGAGTTCACGGTCTCCGTCATCGGTAAGGCCGGCGCGGACCCCGTCTGATGGCGGGCGCTGGTATCCCCGCGTTCGGCGGTGCGTCATGGGAAGAGCTGGAGCTAGTCCGCCACGAGTCGGGCCGGCTCCTCTTCGAGGACAAGATCCGCCGACGCAACGAGCTGGGGAAGGTCGAAGAGCGGAAGGTGCGCGTCTGGGTGCCTGTCCCGGACGACGAGGTGGAGGCGCGGACGCAGGCGCGGCTGTGGTTCGCCTCGAAAAAAGCGCTAGACCCGGACCGCGACAAGGCGCTGTTCGAGGACATGGAGCAGGTGTGCCTGCTCGCTCGAGCCATCCGCACCTTCGACGCGCCGCACGGCCAGCTGATGAATTATGCCGAGCTGGCGGCGTGGGACGAGGGCGGCCTGAAGGACATTCAAGAGCGCATCAACGCGTACAAGGCGCTCATCGATCCGCGCGAGCACGTCACCACCGACGACGCCTTCTGGCGCATGCTGAGCGAGGTGGCGAAGCGACGCAGCATCCACCCTTTACTCGGTATCGTTGGGCACGAGCAGCCCAGCTGCATCATACGTATGGCACGGGAAGCTTTGCGCTCACCGACGGCGCCGTCCTGGTTGCAATCTGCCGAGACCTCGACGCCGGAACCCTGAAGTTCAGCGAACTCGCGGCCATCGTCCGCGGCGACAACGCCGACCCTGAGTGGCGCCGAATCCTGAACGAGCTGGGGAAGGACGATGGCTGAGAAAGACGCAAAGGTCCGGCTCGAGCTCGCCGCCGGCGGCTTCCTCTCGATGCTCAAGAACATCGAAAAGGAGGCCGGCGCGCTTGGCAAAGAACTCGAGGGCATCGGCGAGTCGGGCGCCAAGGCCGAGCGCAAGCTGCACCCCGCGCTCGGCTCGATCAAGAAAGGGCTAGGCGCTGCCAAGGACACGCTCGCGGACCTCGGCCGGGAGATGAAGAACACGATCGGGCAGGCCGCTACGCTAGGTGGTGCGCTCTCCGTTGCCGCCGGCGCCAAGAGCGGCACCGAGCTGGTCGGCATTTACAAGGACCTCGCCTTCGCCATCAGCACGGGCACAGGCAAGGCGGTCGAGTGGACCGACGTCCAGAAGGACGTGGAGGGCGCGGCGAAGCGCTGGAAGCGCGACGTCAACGAACTCGCCGGCGCCTACGCCGCGCTCTACGACGAGACGGGGGACGCGCAGTTCTCTGCCGACGCGCTCGACGCCATCGCCATCGCGGCGAACGCCAGCGGCAAGAGCGTCAGCACGCTGACTGCGATCGCTGGAACTCTCAACGAGAAATTCGGCATCGCCGGCAACGAGATGCAGGACGCGCTGGCATCGGTCATCGAGCTCTCGAGCAAGGGCGGTGCGAACATCGACGACCTCGGCGCCAAGCTCGGCATCGTCGGCGCGTCTGCCAAGCAAATGGGCCTCGAGGGCAAGGCCGGCCTTCAGCAAGTGCTCGGTATGCTGAACGTCGGCGACAACGTCACCGGCAGCTTCAAGAAGAACCTGACGGCGGTCACCAGCCTGATGGAGACCTTCGGCAACGCCGACAAGCTGAAGAGCATCGAGAAGGACCTTGGCATCAAGATCACCGAGAAGGGCGGTGGCGCTCGGAAGGACGCGCTCGACAAGATCCTGGCCAAGACCGGCGGCAAGGAAGAGACGCTCTCGAAGGTGTTCCAGGGCGACACGCTCAAGCTGGTGAGCGACTTCGGGAAGACCTATCAGAAGGTGTTCGCGGAGACCGAGGGCAACGC